ACCCTCCGCTATTAAGGACATCGCACCTGAATGGTGCTGGTGTAGTGTTTTAAGGTCGTATGTCAGGATAGCCCATCCATTCTTTCCGCATTGCTTTATAATTTCGTGCACTGCCTTAGAGCTTTGGTTCTTGGATAGTATTTCCCATTTTTGACCAACAAGCTCAGCCTCTATCATCTCTAAGAAGTCGTCCATCTTTGTTTTTATGTAGTCTATCTCGTCCTGTTCTACGTGTACCCCGAACTGAGCGTACATTATTACTTTAGCTTTCTTCATCGTGTCTCACTATGTGTTTAAGTTCTTTGGCTAGTACTTGTGGTATATCGTACCATTCACCCCTTACGTGATTGTCTTTTAGTTGCTGGTGAAGCATACGCTCGTATTTACCTACGTTATTTGTGCGCTTGACCCAAACAATTTTTACCTCAAATGGGTTGCCCGTTTGTATTGATTGAAGTCGCTTACGAATACCATAGGACGTTACTCCTATCTTATAAAAACCTTCACATTCAACGCAGTAGACCATCCCTCTAAATACTTTGTAGGTATATTTTTTCTTTTCTGTTTCTCTTCGTGATTTGTTTCTACACTTACTACAACGAGACCTATGACCATCGGAGGCGTGATTGTCTCTGTTAAACTCAGATAACGGCTTAGAGATATGACACGTATTACACACTTTACTTTTCAAAGTTGTTCCACTCCTCTACTTTGTACCCCGTCTTATCTTCTTTTACGGATATTTGAAGTACGTTAAAGATACCAGACTTCATGAGCCTGCTGTTAGCGTCATTAGGATGGTAGGGTGTACACACGCTTAAAACAATACCTTTGTCGTGTACACGTTTAATCCAGGTGTTTGATACTTTATTCCAAACTGTTTCTCTACGAGCCGTAGATATTCTGTCCTCGTCATTGCACACGTCATCAAGAATCAGCACTCCAGCACGCTGTCCTGTGGTTTGGGTCAATACTGCATACGCCTCATAGGTAGGGTTGCCCGTGCGATTACGACTCTTAACAATGATACGCTGCGTAGAGCCCGTGTCCGTTCTATCAAACTCAACAGGGTTAAAGTTGTGCTCTCTGCACCAGTACCTATACATATCACTCTGGAACAAGGCTCTTAGGGACAGTATTCTTTTGGTGGAGATACCACCGTCTGCCGATACTATTAGGGTTTCTAGCTCGTGCTTTCGGGTGGTCATGTACGCAGACAAACCAATAGGAACTTGTTGGGACTTACCCGTGTTATAGGGCGCTCTAATCAACCCATTAAGACGAGCGTTCTTGGACAGGGCTTGTTGCTCCCAGTCATAGATGCCTTGCTGCATCGTGTGATGAATATGGGCTTGCGTTACTTTATTGCCGTCTTGGTCAGCTAGACAGTTTTCGATAAAAGAATTACGCAGGTCTAACGAGTCAGGAGGTGGCTCGTGTCCTACTATGTTGACCAATAAGTCTGACCAATTATTCTTTTTCTGTTTTTGGCTCATACGCTCGTTTGCACAGTGTGCACTGCACCTTACAACGCTTACCAGTGGCTACGTAACCAACGCACTTAAAGTTATTTGAGTTTGAGTCTTTCATTCTCCTTCTCTAAAAATTCAACTTTAATCCTTAACGCAGATACTTCCTCTGTCAGCTTTAATATTTGACTTCGCAACTCATCCTTTTCATCGGATGACTCTTCCAATAAGTTCTCAAGGTTACGCACCCTGTTCTTCAGGTCATCCCTGTACTGAACAGTGTCGCTATTATTGGCTTCGTTCTGTTTCTGCTCAGCTTTAATCTTAAGCCTAGCTTCAAAGAACTTCCAGACCCCAGCGGAGCCCAGTACGGTTGCGAGCGTAATAACAATTTGCGTGATGTTATCCATTTTTGTTTTTATATATTTTTTCTCTCGATAATCTGGACATACTACCGAAAGCTGCGATTATAAATAGAAGCCACCCATAGTGTGTTGGACTAGGAAAGCCTATGGTAATTAGATACATAAGCGCTGACGCTAGGTATATACCCAAACAAATCATAGAGGCTCGCACTCTACAATTTATTTCGTCAGAAGCCACGCAAATTATTTGATGAACACCTGACACAGCAGGTATCAAAGAAAGAAACAGTCCCGTTCCCACCTCCATACTCAACGCAAAAGGAACCAGAAAGATATTAGCCAGCGCAAGGATAATCTCCGTTGGTTGATTGTCAGAATACATCCATACCTGACGTAGGCGTAATAACTTCATCTTCATTAAGAACAGATTAAGTTGTAGATTGTCGATGGGGCTGTCGTTAAGGAGTTACAGGATGCGCCTAAGATAAAACACCCTATAAACTCGGTCAATACGACAATACACATCGGTACTAACTTTTTCATAAAACCTCGTAGTCTGCTTCGATTGCTTCCATCCTATGCGCAAACTCTTTTAGCTGGTCTAAGTCCAAGAAGTCCTGAAGCACCTGAAGGGTCTGCTCCCTCAGCTTGTTTTTATACTCAATAATAATGGTCGGCTCATTACTCAGCTCTTTACGGACATCATGCAAATCCTTCATTATCTTGCTCAAGTCCTTCGGGTGAATCTCATCTAGGTCAGGATGATTCTCTAATAGGGTCGTAATCTTAATGAGCATAAACTCTACTTTAGCCGACATCTTTTCTTTTCGCTCCTCTAGCGTCCCAATGAACTGAAGAGTGTTACGGTACTGCTCAAGGTCTTTTAGGAGCTCTGGGTCGAATTTTGAGCGTGCTACAACGTCCTTAGCTTGCTCCCTTATCATTATCTCTTCATCAAGGTTTCTTCTCTGAGCCTGCCAGTTATATATGGACTGTCTAGACACACCCCACTTCTCTGCCACTTTGGACACGTTGCCCATCACCTCAATCTCCCTAAGAATAGCTACCTTTTCTTCAGGGCTAAACTCGTTCGTCCCAGCCTTTTTCTTTGACATACTCTATAATGGATTCTATGCGGTTATATATATAATTAGGCAGCTTATCAGACATTGATGGTATTCCGTGCAAGCACTCGATGACCACCTTAATCTCCTCGATTAGCTCCTCTTTTGACTCAATCTTCGACTTCTTGTGCCACGTCATTACGTAGAAATTTATTGTAGTTTACAAACTATAGGTAGAAATTTTTCAAAAAGCAAGTATCCTACGTAGAAATCCCGAATTAACAAGTATTGGTGAAAATTTAGTTTTTGCGGAAGGGAGGGTATTCCCTACCCCATTTCACCTAATTTAATAGGGTAACCCTATCGAATAAAATATTTTTTTTCTCTACTGTCTTATTTCTGAGAGTGAGCTTTATATCTGCCTTGTAACGTCCTATCTTTAATTAAAGCGTATCAATACAAGGGTAAAACAGTTTGAAGCCGTTAGAGCTAAAATATAGGCTCTCTATTGATAGTATATAATATGTTTAAACCCTACAAAATAAAGGGCAAAAAAATAACCCTATTAACTTAATAATAGGGCTGTAAAGGTTAGACAGTTTTTTGAGTTATGTTATGTCAACATAGATAGTATTTTGACCACAACAATTATAACCCATCTTTGAAAGTTCTTTCTCGTGAATGCTCAAAGATTGTTTTTTGGTATGTCCTATTCCTATTGTCTTGTGTACTATCTCACTATGCTTATAAGTTTTTATGACTGTGTGAGCGTTGTGTTTTATTGTTTCTATATAGGTTGTATACATTATATAACCTCGCTTAATGTGTTAAAGATTGTTTTAAGTTGCTTGTACTCAAGTACATTTAGTTTGGTTAGCAGTTCGTCTGTGTTTAGTCTCTCTAGGAAAGATAAGCGGGATTGACTAAGCCTATAAAGAGAGTTTATCTCACTTAAATTGTAGTTTATTAGGCTCACTAGCTCGCATTGGGTTAAATGTAGTTCTTTTCTATTCTGTTTAATATAGTTCATGATAGTAGCTCCTCAATGTTGTTTGATATTTGTTTGGCTGTTGTATCATCATCAATGTTGAGAACGTTGTATATTAGGTCTTCACCTATTATGTATATAAGCATATTGGCAATGTTGAAAGCGTCAATAGTTGTGTTGAACGTTCCAAAATTGCTTTCCTCGTATTCTTTGACAATCTCAATAGCGTTGAAAGTATTATCAAATTGACTATTTAGAAAGTCATTGCAGTCAGAAGTATAAACGAAATAATAATTTTCATTGAATAACTTGTGGTGAAAGTCTGAAACACAAAAGTATCTTTCACCTATTGTATCGGTCTCTAAACAGTTGTGTTCTATCTCGTCTTTGATAAGCTCTAACAGTTCTGTTTTATATGCTTGTCCTAAGTTGTTAAAATATTCCATTACTCTATTCCTCTTCTGTTTTTTCAATTTCTGTTTCTATCCATTCGTAATGGG